GAATTAGGCGACGGAAGCCGCCCGTTCAGTGGCAACCCCTTCGTTAACGACGTGGTAATGTTCAGCGCAAGCAAGGTTTTGGGCCATACCTTCTGGAAACGCCCGGCCGACCTTAACGTAAAGGGTTCGGTAGCCCTCAAGACCCTCAACGGCCACACCCTTATTAAGAAGTTCGCCAACGAGGAACCGCTTGAAGAAGTAACGATGGGTATTGCTAACGCCTTCCCCGCGTGGGAAACTTCATCCGATAGTTGGCTTATGTCTACCGACGCTAACAAGTGGAACCACTAACCCTAACCGTCCGGGGAGTCCTTCGGGGCTTCCCGGCTTAAACCCTTCCAACGATGACCTACAAAGAATGGATAACCCGCACCGCTTACCGCTTCGGCGTAACCGCAACAGACGCGGAATTGATTTTAGCCAACCAAGCCGGGCTAATTCCCGACCCCGAAGCCGAAGTAGACGTAAGGACGGCGAAAACCGCCCTTTGCAAAGAGTTCGGCTCTATTATTCCGTTGGCAAACGTCAGCGAAGGCGGCTATTCCGTTTCGTGGAATTGGGAAGCTATTAAGTTTTGGTATAATCAAACCTGCGGCGAATTGGGGATAACACCCGCCAACGCGCCGAAGGTTAAAAACCGAAGCCGGATATGGTAGCAATTCAAGACATTATAAACAACCAATACCCGCACTTCCTTTACGTCCGCAATAGCGACGGGGAAGCAGTACAGGACGCTAACGGCAGTTGGCAGACAACCGGGGCGGCGTGGAAACTTCACGCTTCATGCCGGGAAGAAACCAACGGCAAGGGAACGCAGATACAGGCGGCTAACGGAAGGTTTATAACATTCGCTTCCCTTATCCAACTTCCGGCGGGAACGGAGCGCGTAGGATTGGGCCAGGAAGTGGCCGCAGCCGACCGCGAGCTGCTACCGTCAGAGCTTACCGACGAAGCCTTACAGGACGCACAGGCGGAAGGAGCAGTTAGGATTATTGGCGAGTGCTTGAAATTCGATAAAGGGCGACTTCATTGTAGGCTATGGGTATAAGCGCGAACTTCAATATTAACGACATCGACGCAACCTTTAAGGCGTTGTTAGCCGAAGTGGATAGGCAGCTAATAGAAAGCCTTACCCGCGTAGGCGAAGAAGCCGTAAAGTTAGCGAAGATGATACCGCCGGAACGTGGCTTCAAAGACCGCACGGGAAACCTACGCTCGTCTATTGGCTACGTCGTATTAGTGGACGGAAAACCCGTGAACGTGGCTTTTGCCGCAGTCAAGGGCGGACACGCCGGAGTTATTGAAGGGCAGCGGTTAGCCTTACAAGTGGGAAGCAAGACCGAAGGCTACGCTTTGGTAGTCGTGGCGGGTATGAACTACGCCGTTCACGTCGAGAGCAAAGGCCGCGACGTATTGACTTCCGCCGAAAAATTTGCCGAAAAGGAGGTAGCCAAACACTTAGCCGACTTAGTTACGAACATTAAAAACGCCTTCAAGTAGTGAAACATTGCAGCAGCATAGACACGGACGACATCCTCTACAAGTTGGTACAGGAAGCCGTTACTTCCGGGAAAATCAAAATTTCCGGGGGCGTTTACGTCCAAGGGGAGCGACCCGACGACAGCGAAGCGGAAGACATCGTAATAAACACGATAGCCGTAACGCACGAAAAGCCCCAAACGGGAACTTCCAACGTGAATATCTTTGTTTCCGACAAGAAAGTAAAGATACGCGGACGGGAACAGCGCAAAGCCGACCGGGAACGCCTACGCACCATTGGCGACGCGCTTGTAGCCTATTTGGACGAACAGAACGTAGCCGACTTAGAATATTGGATTGAGAACGACACCACGATAAAGGAAATTGAGGTAAAGCAGCACTACCGCAATTTGAGAATAAGCTGGAATATTCATTAACAATTTAACACCATACCCCTATGTCTACAATTACCTTAGGCCTTTCCAAAATTCTCGGAAAGGAAGGCGAACCCGCAAGGGGCGACTTCAACGAAACGGGCTATACCCGTTACGGCCTGACCTACCAAGACACAGCGAAGATGACACAGGAAGACGGCGAGGAAACGGAGTTTTACTCCGAGGAAAACGACGACCCGGAAGAGATTATAACCAAAGCCGGGAAAACTACGTTTGCCTTTTCCATTATGAACCCCGACCTCGCCTGTCTTAAACGTCTTTTCGGCGGCGAAATTGCGGCAGACATTTACGCCTACCCCGACGCTACCGCCGACGTTGAAGAATCGCTTATCATCGTTCCGCGCAAGGGCTTGAAGTTTCAAGTTCCCCGCGCCAAGATTAAGGCGAAGTTCAACGGCGAATTTTCCAAGAAAGGCCTCCTTCTTCTTGAAGTTACCGCCACCGTGCAGAAGCCCCATACCAACGGGCTTAAAAAGTTGTACGTTACCGTCATCAAGAAGACGACCTAACCGAGCAGCCCCGCACATTTACACCAAACCCGGAAGGCCCCGCTACATTGTTCCGGGGCCTTCCCAATTATTAAGACCATGCCGCAGAACGAAAAATTAGAAGCGTTGAACCGTGAGCAAGCGGAACTGCGCAAGATGATAGGCGAAGGGGTGGACTTCGATATAGAGGTAACACACTACCGCCGTAAGCCGGGCTTTTGGGGCTTTTTCCGTCGCCGGGAGAAGATAACCGAAACGAAGGTTTACAAGATTAAAGAACCGACGTTAGCCACCTTAGACCGTCTTAGCCTTCTTTGGCTTCAAATGGAGATAGACGAAACCAAGTTAGGCGACGACGATTATTTACGCACCGCCCGCGCTTTGGCAAGCAAGGAAGCCGCCAAACTTGCCGAAGTGGTAGCCGTCGCCGTATTGGGCGAAGACTACTATATAGCCACCTACGACGGCACGACCTACCGCCGGAAGGAAGACAAGAAAGCCCTGCGCGACCTTACCCGGCTTTTCTTCCATACCCTTAAACCTTCCGAACTTCTTACTTTGGCAATTATAGTAACCAACGTAAGCAATTTAGGGGATTTTGTAAACTCTATGCGGTTGATGAGCGCAGCGCGAACAAGCGACCCGGAAGCGACTCGTATAGAGCAACAGGGTTAAAAAGTCCACAGGGCCGCCGGGGTTCCGTCTGCGCACACTTCGGCTGGACGTTGGACTACTTGCTACACGGTATTTCGTGGGGCGAGGTACTACGAATGATGATAGACGCGCCCGGCATTGACGACAAGGGCAAGGGAAGCACCACCCCCGGAAAGTCCGGCGGCGACGACACCGAAATAGCCCTTACAGACGACAACGCCGAGCAACTTATGAACCTTATAAACAGCAGAAACCGATGAATATACAAGGCGGCGGGCTGTCGTTTGATATTTCCGGCACCAACAAGCAGCTAATTAGCGTTCTTAACGAGAGTAAGAAGGCTATACAGGAGTTCCAAGGCGCGGCCGTCTTAGGCGGTAAGCAGATGGACGGAGCCTTTACACGCGCCGCCCAAGCCATAGACAAAGCCTTTGCACAAATAGACGTGGTAGTAGACACCAATAAGGCGGCTATTGCCGAATTGGAAGCCGAATACAAGCGGCTCGGCGTGGAAGCGTCTAAGGCCCTTTCGGCAGGGCATAAGGAAGAAGCCGCAGCACTTCAAACCAAACAAGCCCAACTCCGCGAAGAAATAACCCTACGCCAAACCGTCATAGACGAAGCCGGAAAGCAAGCCGACGCACTTCTACGCGAGGAACAGCAGTTAAGGAAGGCAGAGGAAGCCGCCCGTAATAATGCCAACGCCCAAACTTCGTTAAGGACGCAGCTCCGCAACGTCCGGGAGCAGTTAGGACAAATGGAAGAAGCCGGACTGCGCGGAACGGAAACCTTCCGAAAGTTGCAACAGGAAGCCGGGCGACTTGCCAACGCCATAGGCGACGCACAGACCCAAGCCCGAATATTTAGCCACGATAACGCCGGACTTCAAGGAATGATAGCCGGACTTAGTGGCGTAGCCGGAGCGTTCAGCACGGCACAAGGCGCGGTAGCCCTTTTCGCCGGAGAGAACGAAAACCTTCAAAAAATAATGCTGAAGGTGCAGGCCCTTATGTCAATAACAATGGGTTTGCAGCAGGTAGCCAACGCCTTAAACAAGGATAGCGCGTTTATGCTTGTAACCGTCGCCAAGGCGAAGGAAATGTTAGCCGCTGCCAACTTGAAGTTAGCCGGGGCGTTGGGTATTTCCACCGTCGCCGCCCAAGCACTTATGGCGACACTTACCCTCGGACTTTCCGCAGCCATTACAGGAATTATTTACATTATTTCCAAGTTGAACAGCAAACAGGCCGAAGCGAAGAAAGCCGCCGACGAGTTCAACAAGAAGGTAGCAGAAGCCGCCGGGAAACCG